GTGCTGCGCGATCCGTTCAGCGCGAAGCCCCATGTCCTGTTCTATGCCACCAAGCGCGTGGGCGGGGCCGTGTCGGATTTCAAGGCGATCAAGCTTCTGCGCTTCGCGGTCAACTGATCCTGTGATCCTGCGGCGCTTTCGGGTGCCGTGGGCAGGGGTCCTGTCTTGGGTGGGCGCGGTCCCGGTTTTCCCCCGCGCCCCCTGCAGCCGGGCACCGGCTCGCCCCGGCAGGACCCCGATTTTTTCCATCTCCAGCGCAAGGTTTTCCATGCAGCCCATCGAAATCATACCGATACCGGATAGCGCCTTGCCTGTGGGCGCTTTGCGCGAGCATCTGCGGCTGTCCTCTGGCTTTGCCGATGCCGTCACGCAAGACGCGCTGCTTATCCAATATCTGCGTGCGGCTTTGGCGCAGGTCGAGGCGCGCACAGGCCGCGCGCTGTTCGCCCGCCCCTTCGCACTGCGGCTGTCGCGCTGGCGGCAGGATTATGCGCAGCCGTTGCTTGTGGCCCCGGTCAGTGCCGTGGTCTCTGTGACCCTGCGCGATCCGTCCGGGGTCGAAACGCTGGTTGCCCCCCAGACTTATCAGCTTGAAGCCGACACGTCCCGCCCGCGTCTGGTTGCCGCTGGCCTGAGCCTGCCTGCGATCCCCATGGGCGGGACCGTGACCATAGAATTGACCGCTGGCTTTGGCCCCGATTGGACTGATATCCCCGCCGATCTGCGTCAAGCCGTGCTGCTTCTGGCCGCGCAATACTATGAGGGCCGCGATACAGGCGCGTCAAAGGATGCCGATTTCGGCGTGCGTGCGCTGCTGGAACGCTGGCGCGACATTCGGCTGGGGGGGCAGGCATGAGCGCGCCGCGTCTGACCCGTGCGCTTGTGCTGGAAGCGCCTGTGCCCGTGCCGGACGGAGCAGGCGGGCAGGGCGTGGCTTGGACTGCGCTGGGCACGCTCTGGGCAGCGATCAAACCCGGCGCAGGGCGCGCGCGCGCCGATGCTCTGGGCAAGGCGGGCGAAGTTACCTTGCGCATAACCTTGCGCGCCGCCCCGCCCGGCACCAGCGCCCGCCCCCGTGCAGGCCAACGCCTGCGCGAAGGGTCGCGCCTGTTCCGCATCCTGACTGTGACTGAAGCCGATGAAGCGGGCCGCTACCTGACCGTGACCGCGATCGAGGAGGAGGCCGCATGAGTTACGCCCCCTCTGCCGCGCTGCAAACCGCGCTCTACGCGCATCTGTCCAGCGCCGCGCTTGACGCGCCCATCTACGACGCGATCCCCCCCGGCACAGCGCCTGACACCTATATCCTGCTCGGGCCAGAGGAGGTGATCGACCGCTCTGACATAACTGCGCGCGGGGCGGAACACCGCCTGACGATTGCCGTCGTGACCAGCGCCACAGGCTTTCTGGCCGCCAAGACGCTGGCCGCGGCGATCTGCGACAGGCTGGAGCAGCCGCTGCCCGCGCTGACCCGTGGCCATTTGGTCGCGCTCTGGTTCGACCGGGCCGAAGCGCGGCGCACCGAGAATGGCCGCACCCGCCGCATCGACCTGCGCTTTCGCGCGCGGATCGAGGACAGCCCCCTTCCCACCCCGTAAAGGAACCCTTCACATGCCAGCACAAAACGGCAAGGACCTGCTTCTGAAGGTCGACATGACCGGCGACGGGCAGTTTGAAACCATCGCGGGCCTGCGCGCCACGCGTATTAGCTTCAACGCGCAAACGATTGATGTCACATCGCTTTCCAGCCCCGGCGGGTGGCGCGAATTGCTGGGGGGCGCGGGTGCGCGCTCGGCCAGTATTTCTGGCTCCGGCATCTTCCGCGACGAGGGCACGGACGAACGCGCGCGCGCGATTTTCTTTTCGGGCGAGCGGCCTGAATTTCAGATCATCATCCCCGATTTCGGCGTGATCGAAGGGCCGTTTGTTATTACGGGGCTGGATTACGCAGGCAGCTATAACGGCGAAGCGACGTTCGAAATCTCGCTCGCCTCTGCCGGTCAACTCGAGTTTGTCCCCGCATGACCCCGCACAACCCCCATGCGGGCGAGGTCGTGCTGGTCCTGAACGACCAGCCCCACCGCCTACGCCTGACCTTGGGCGCTTTGGCGGAACTGGAAACCGCGCTCGCAGAGGACTCTGTCCTCGCCATGGTCGAGCGCTTCGAGCAGGGCCGCTTTTCCAGCCGCGATGTGCTCGCCCTGATCGTGGCGGGCCTGCGCGGGGGCGGCTGGGGGGGGCAGGCGGCGGACCTTTTGACCGCCGAAATCGCGGGCGGCTTTTCGCAGTCCGCACGCGTGGCAGCCCAGCTTCTGGCGCGCGCCTTCGCGCCGCCTGACGCATGAACCGCTCGCTCGATTTTCCCGCGCTGATGCGCCTTGGCCTGCGCGAGTTGCGCCTGCATCCGCGCGATTTCTGGGCGCTGACGCCTGCCGAACTGATGCTGATGGCCGGGCTTGACGCGGCTCAAGCCCCAATAAGCCGCGCGCGGCTCAATGATCTGGCCGCGCGCTTCCCCGACCTGCCCAAAGGTGCCCCCCATGACCCGGATCCCGGAACTTGAAGACCAGATTGCAGCCCTTGAAAGCCGCTTGGACCAGACGGCAGGTCTGGTGGGCAGCTTTGACGCGGAACTCGTGCGGTTGGGCCGCAGCCTGACCTTCACGGGGCGCGAGGTGGACCAGATGTCGCGCAGCTTGTCCCAAGGTCTGCGCGGTGCCTTTGACGGGGTCGTGTTCGACGGGATGCGGATGCAGGACGCGCTGCGCGGTGTCGCGCAATCGCTGGCAAGCACAGTCTATAACACGGCCATGCGGCCTGTGCAGAACGCTTTTGGCGGCGCGCTGGCCCAAGGGGTTGCGGGGCTGATGGGGTCCATCATGCCCTTTGCCGATGGCGGCGTGTTCGGTGCAGGCCGCGTGCAGCCCTTCGCCAAGGGGGGCATCGTGTCGCAAGCGACGGCTTTCCCCATGCGCGGTGGCACCACAGGCCTGATGGGCGAGGCCGGGCCAGAGGCCATCCTACCGCTCTCGCGCGGTCCTGATGGGCGGCTTGGGGTCGCTGCTGGGGGTAGCGGGGGGGCGATGAACGTGACCTTCAACATCTCCACCCCTGATGTGGCGGGCTTCAACCGCTCGCAAACCCAGATTGCCGCGCAGATGGGCCGTTTGCTCGCGCGCGGCAACCGCAACCGCTGAAAGCGCGCAAAATGTTCCACGAGATTCGATTCCCCCCTGACCTAAGCTTCGGTGCCCTTGGTGGCCCTGAACGCCGGACCGAGATTGTTGAACTCTCGAGCGGCCACGAAGAACGCAACACCCCTTGGTCCCAATCGCGCAGGCGCTATGACGCTGGCACGGGCCTGCGCGCGCTCGATGATCTGGAACGCGTGATCGCGTTCTTCGAAGCCCGTCAGGGCCGCCTGCACGCGTTCCGCTGGAAGGATTGGGGCGATTACCGCTCGGCCCCGTCGTCCAGCCCCCTGACCGCCTTCGACCAGCTTCTGGGCTTGGCCGACGGGTCCGAAACCCGCTTCCAGTTGCGCAAATCCTACACGTCAGGCTTGCAAACTTATCACCGCCCGATCCTGAAGCCTGTCTTTGGCAGCGTCCTTGCGGCCACGGGCCTGAATGCCCTGACCTTCGGGGCGGATTTCGACGTGGACACAACCACAGGCGAGATCACCTTCGCCACGCCCCCCGAAGCGGGGACCGAAGTGCGCGCAGGCTTTGAATTTGATGTGCCTGTGCGCTTTGACACGGACCTGATCCAGATTGCCGTGTCGTCCTTCAAGGCCGGCGAAGTGCCCAAAATCCCAGTGCTAGAGGTGCGGCTGTGACCCTGCAACCCCACTTGGCCACAGGCACCACCACCATCGCGCGCGCTTTTGCCCTGACCCGCCGCGACGGGATCACACAGGGCTTCACGGACCATGACCGCGACCTGACCTTTGACGGCATCACCTTTGCTGCCGCGACTGGCCTTGATGCAGGTGCAGTCGAGCAGATGACAGGCTTGGCTGTGGACAATGCCGAAGTCGCAGGCGCGCTGTCGGCGGCCAGCCTTTCGGAAACTGACATTCTGGCCGGTCGCTATGACGGCGCGCAAGTGACCATCTGGCGCGTGAACTGGACCGATACCGACCAGCGCGACATCCTGTTTCGCGGCACGTTGGGCGAGATCACGCGCGCAGGCGGGGCGTTCCGTGCCGAATTGCGCGGCCTGTCGGAAGCGCTGAACCAATCCGGCGGGCGCGTGTTCCACGCGGCTTGCGCGGCGCTTCTCGGCGACAGTGCCTGCGGTGTGGATATGGGCGAACCGGGGCGCAGTGCGCAGGGGAGTGTGGTTTCGGTCAACGGTGCCGAAATCCTGCTCAATTTGGGCGGCCAGACCGCAGGCTATTTCACGCATGGCGAGGTCACGGTCCTGACTGGGGCCGCCACAGGCCTGATCGCGATGGTGCGCGAGGATCGCCCGCTCCCCCCCGCGCAGCACCTTGTCACGCTCTGGTCCGCGCTGACGATCCCGCTTGCCCCCGGCGATCTGCTGCGCGTGCGCGCAGGCTGTGACAAACGCGCGGAAACCTGCCGCGTAAAGTTCAACAACTTCCTGAATTTCCGGGGCTTTCCGCATATTCCGGGCGAAGATTGGCTGACGGCTTATCCCCGATCGGGCCAGCCGAATACCGGCGGGCGCAGACGATGAGGGCGGCTGTCCTGACCCATGCGCGGCGCTGGATCGGCACGCCTTATTGCCACCAAGCCGCCTTGCGCGGGGCAGGGGCCGATTGTCTGGGCCTGATCCGGGGGATTTG